TAGACGGTCTGGCTTTAGCTTCATGGCATCATCAGAAACTGTTAATGTGGCTACAACGTCAAGAGACTCGAGGTTTGGTATATTATCAAAAACAGGTGCTGATGCGAAAAAAATGTTTACCGATAAGGTCGTACCAATCTCGGTAAATTATCCATTCTTTTTTAAACCCATACAGGATGGTATGGAAAGACCAAAAACAGAGTTGTCTTATAAGTTACCATCAAGAAGATTAACCAGAAATTCTTTTAAAGAATCAGATGATGAATTATTAGGGCAGGGCTTAGATACAACAATTGATTGGAAAAATACAGGAGATAATAGTTATGATGGAGAAAAACTAATACTATTAGTTCATGATGAATCCGGTAAATGGGAAAGACCTGATAATATATTAAATAACTGGAGAGTAACTAAAACTTGTTTAAGGTTAGGCGCTAGAGTTGTTGGCAAATGCATGATGGGGTCTACATCCAACTCATTAGACAAAGGCGGAGATAATTTTAAAAAATTATATTATAATTCAGATGTTGACAAACGAAATAAGAATGGGCAGACTTCAAGTGGATTATATTCTTTGTTCATACCTATGGAATGGGGCTACGAAGGGTTTATTAATAAGTATGGATACCCTGTATTCGAAACACCATCATCTCCGGTTGAAGGAATTGATGGCGGCATCATACGTTCGGGAGTTGTTGAACATTGGGAAAATGAAGTAGAGGGCTTAAAGAATGATGCGGATGCGTTAAACGAATACTATAGACAGTTTCCTAGAAGTGAAAAGCACGCTTTTAGGGACGAAACACTGCATTCTTTATTTAATCTAACAAAAATATACGAGCAAATAGACCACAACGAAGAAATGACTTCAAAGGGGTATGTTGCTCAAGGAAGCTTTTCTTGGAAAAACGGAATAAAAGATACAGAAGTAATTTGGACGCCTACTAAAAACGGTAGATTTTTTGTTAGCTGGATTCCCAAGTTAGAGCTTAGGAATAATGTTATTGAAAAAAATGGAATTAAATACCCCGGTAATATAAACTACGGAAACTTTGGCTGTGATAGTTACGATATTTCCGGCACCGTGGGCGGAGGCGGATCTAACGGAGCACTGCACGGTCTAACAACATTTTCAATGGACCCGGATTTCCCCTCTAGTAAATTTTTTTTAGAATATGTAGCAAGACCACAAACGGCGGAAGTTTTTTTTGAAGATGTTCTTATGGCAATAGTATTTTATGGCATGCCTATACTTGCTGAGAATAATAAGCCAAGATTGCTTTATCATTTAAAAAGAAGAGGTTATAGAGGTTTTTCTATGAACCGGCCCGACAGGCTACGAGGAGCATTATCTAAATCTGAAATAGAATTAGGCGGAATACCAAATACATCAGAAGATATAAAGCAAGCACACGCTGCTGCAATTGAATCATATATAGAAGAAAACGTTGGTAATCAAGGAAATAACCACGGAAATATGCATTTTCAAAGGACCTTAGAAGACTGGGCAAAATTTGATATATCAAAACGTACAGCTCATGATGCTTCTATAAGCAGCGGGCTGGCTATAATGGCTTGCAGAAAGCATTTATATCGTCCTAAAAGTGAAAGAGTAATTAAAAAAATTGATTTTATGTTTTCAAAATATAAAAACAAAGGGTCAAGAAGCGAGATAATAAAATAAGCATGGCAAAAACTAAAGCAAATATTTATGCATTCCCAAATCAAGCGGTTTCAGATTCTGTAAAAAGAACTGAAGACTATGGCTTGTCTGTTGGTAAAGCTATTGAACAAGAATGGTTCAATAAAGATAGCAACGGGGTTGGTAGATTCTATAACTCTAAAGAAGAGTGTCATAGACTAAGATTATATGCTAGAGGAGAACAATCAATAAGAAAATACAAAGACGAATTTGCTATTAACGGCGACTTATCGTATTTAAATTTAGACTGGAAGCCCGTGCCCATTATACCTAAGTTTGTTGACATAGTTGTTAACGGCATGCAAGATAGAACTTTTGCAATAAAAGCAGTAGGGCAAGACGAACTCTCTACAGGTAAAAGAACTAGGTTTGTAAATGATGTTCAGCAAGATTTGAATACAGCTGATCTGCTGTTAAATATAGAAAAAGAACTTGGTGTTTCTGCTAGAAATTTTGAAGTTAACCAATTACCTGCCACAACAGAAGAGTTGGAACTATACATGCAACTTAACTACAAGCAAGGCATAGAAATAGCTGAAGAACAAGCTATAGAAAATATATTTAAAGCAAATGATTATGATTCTGTAAAAAGAAGAGTTGATTATGATATTACCACTATTGGTATTGGTGCCACAAAACATACTTTTAATAATACAGACGGGGTAAAACTGGAATATGTAGACCCCGCTAATTTAGTTTGGTCATATACAGAAGATCCTAATTTTTCAGATTGTTATTATTTTGGTGAAATAAAAAATATAAGCATTAACGAGCTAAAAAAACGATTTCCTAATTTAAGCAACGAAACTTTAGAGCAGCTTATTAAAAAGGGATCAAATAAAGCTGTTAATAATAATTATAATTCTTTAAATTACGCTAATGATTCTATTTCTCAAAATAATACTGTAACTGTATTAAATTTTAATTGGAAAACGTGGGAACATGATGTCCATAAAATAAAAGAATCACCCACTGGTGCCAGCAAGGCAATAGAAAAAGACGATAGTTTTGATCCGCCTAAAGAACAACAAGTTAGATTTGAAAAGGTAGAACAGACAAGAGAGGTTATATATGAGGGTGTACTTATATTAGGGACTTCTGAATTATTAAAATGGGAGAAAGCCAGTAATATGATAAGACCTTACGCTAATGTTAATAAGGTCATGATGAATTATATAGTGTCAGCCCCAAGAATGTATAAAGGTTCAATAGATTCTTTAGTATCTAAAATGACTCCATATGCTGATTTAATACAATTAACTCATTTAAAATTACAACAAGCTATTCAAAGAATGATACCATCAGGTGTTTATTTAGATGCGGATGGTCTTGCAGAAATAGATTTGGGTAATGGTACTAACTATAATCCGCAAGAGGCTTTAAATATGTATTTTCAAACTGGCTCTGTTATAGGAAGATCTTTAACAGTTGAAGGTGATCAAAACCCAGGAAAAGTGCCAATTACAGAACTTCCCGGTAGCGGAGGCGGGCAAATACAAGTTTTAGCCGCCGCATACAATCAATATCTTCAAATGCTTAGAGATGTTACTGGATTAAATGAAGCAAGGGATGGCTCTGATCCGGATCCTTATGCCCTTGTTGGTGTACAAAAATTAGCTGCCGCTAATAGCAATGTTGCTACAAGGCATATATTATATAGTAGTATGTATATAACTACTAAATTAGCTGAGGCTGTTTCTTTAAGATTTAAAGATCTTTTAGAATATCACCCTACAAAACAAGCTTTTATAGATTCTATAGGGCAATTTTCAGTAGGTTCGCTTGAAGAAATGAAAAATTTGCATTTGCATGATTTTGGTATATTTTTAGAACTTGAGCCAGATGAGGATGAAAAAGCTATATTAGAGCAAAATATACAAATGGCTCTTTCTAAAGAAAATATATTTTTAGAAGATGCTATTGACGTTAGAGAAATAAAAAATATAAAATTAGCTAATCAGTTGTTAAAATTTAGAAGATTAGCTAAACAAAAAGCTGATCAAGCTCAGGCACAGGCAGCTAGTGCCGCTCAGGCAAAAGCTCAAGGCGAAGCGCAAATATCAATAGAAAGCGCTAAAGCAGATGCAGAACAAATTAAAACTACTTCCAAAATACAATTATCAAGTGCAGAAACAGAAATGGATATTAAAAAAATGGAATTAGAGACAAGAGCTAAAAAAGAGCTAATGCAATATGAATTTAATTTAAATGTACAATTGAAAGAATTAGAATTGAAGTCACAAATGGAATTGGCTAATAGGTCAAATAATTCTATGCTACAGCGAGAGCTGTTGAAAGAAGAGGGTAAAAGAATAGCTATAGCTAATAAACCTACAATATCAGGTGCACCTAATACGGACCGCCCTATTAAAGATTTTGAATCCAAAGGTAATGACACGCTGGGAGGGTTTGATGTAGGTAGATTTGAAGCATCTTAGTGTTAAACAATTATTATATTTTATATTATTATGGAAAAAGAATTACAAGAAAATGTTGAGGTAAAAGCAGTGGAAGAAACCCCTGTTGATACCGTACCTAAAAACAAAGAAGCCGCTGTACTTGAGCAAGCTATTGAGCAGGGCGAAGTAAGCCCAGAATATGGGCTACAGGAGGATGGTGTTTACAAAATTAATATAGATTCACCACCTGAAAAAACAGAAAAAACAAAAGAAGATGCCATTCAAGAGCGAGAAACAAAGGAGACTGTGTTACAAGATGAACGATCCGAAGTGGGATTGTCAGAAGTGGGATCGGAAGTACGGGAAGCCCCCGAAAACAATGAAGAGGC